ACCGATGCTAGTTAATGCTACACCGAAGTTACTGGTTTGGACACCTATTGCACCAGCATTTGCTGTTACTAAGCCTGTACCTGTAGAACCTGTCCAATTACTATCTGCATCTGTTAGAGTATCTAGCTCTGTGACTATATTAGCACGACTAAATGTTCCTTCTAAGTATTTAAATGAAGTATTTCCAGCTGGAAAGGTGAGAGTTATTGTTACTGGAGGTATACTTCTGTTAACACCTGCAGTAGTCACATTAACTGCACTACTAACATTACCACCAAAGGTAGCCTCTGCATAAGTAGTACCACTATGAATTGTTTTAAAGGTAATAGTTAAAGGACTATGATCTCCACCTAGTCTTGATACAAATTTAAGTACGTTACTAACATTTGATACACTGTATATAGAAGACGAACCACCATTAAAAACTGTTTTAGCTTGTAATAAGGTTACTGCATCTGCCGATAACAGTGCTTGACTGTTTTTACCTTTAGCAAATGTAATTGTTTCATCAATAGCACTCTGTAAACCAGTTACTGCAGGAGCAGTTATACGCATACTAATAGCTGGGCTCTGTTCTGTAGTTACACCATACACGCCAATACCTGTTCTTGTAGAAGCAATTGTTAAGTTAGCAGTTGCTCCACCACCAATAGCTAAAGAACTTGTACCGAAAGCCCTTGGTCCTGGGACATCTGAAGTTAAAGTTAATGTGTTTGTATTTGCACTTGCTGTCCAATCTGCTAAGGCATTGTTATTATTAATATAATCCCTAACTGCTGCTACAAGTATAGTCATTGTTATTGTAGCACCTTCAGCTTGGCTAGTGCCTAACACTGCACTTGCTGGAAAGTTAACTGTACCAATACTGGCATCTCCAGTTATAATAACACTTGCTCCTCCATCAAGAAAAGTACTCTTGTCTCTATCATAAGCAAATGTACTTGCTGCAGGAAATGCAAGAGTGCTTCGTGCAGTAACTGTATTAGGACCACCATTTCCTGTAAGTGTAAGATCTATTCGTTCTAAGGTGTCTGTAGTAAAGTTATTAAATGTTCCTACCGCTACAGTCTTAATAGCTTTAGTACCTATTGTTTTCTTAGGTGTGCCACCGTTAATAGTAACTGTTTGTGTTTCTTTTTTACCTACGTTAGTGTAACCAGCACTACCTGAATTACCTGTAAGTGCTAGCGTAGCAATTGGTATACCGCCACCTTTAATAGGTCCAACATCACCGCTTGTAACGCTATTCAAATCTCTTATTGTCCAAGTGTTATCCCTATAGTTCCATATAAGAGCTTCATTACATTCTCCAGCAAGAGAAGCTAGTGTAGGGTAACAAATCCATATTTCATCTTCTCTGTGATTAAGTAATGTGAATAATCTTTTTTCATAAATAGGATTAAGGTTATTATAAAAATAATTTTTTATTCTTTGTGCTGACATTGATTGTATGTCACCTGGATTTCCAGCAAACACATAAATATCATTTCTACCTATTACTAAATGTTTACCATCATATTCTGTTACACCACCTGTTGTAAGACAACCGTATTCACTAGTTACAGAACCAAATGTAAAGGGTGCATTAGTATTAGCACTAAGCCTCATAACATGAATACTATCTGTACTATAAATATACATATTAGTTGATAGTTTTTTCATGTCTTGAATAACGCTTGTTTCTGATAAAGTAAATTCATCAGCAGTACTTACACCTAAAGCAAATGGATTCCAATTATTAGGAACAGATCCAGGAACTGCAACATCAGAAGTTCTAACAACACCTGAAAGTCTCCTTACAGTATTACCATTAACACTGTCTGTTTCTTTAAGATTACCTGCAACTAACACATCGCCAAAAGATTCAACAACGCCTGCAGTTACTGTAACTATGTTCCTTGAGACTACTTGAACACTAACTACGTTATCAACTGCTAACCCACCTATATAACAAATAGTTGTATTTGTAACTGAATCATTATAAATTTGAAACTTAGTATTATTTACTGAAGGTAAGTTAGCATAGTCTGCTGGTAAAGCTCCAGGAATAAAGTTAGCTGCATTAGGTGTATTTGTTCCTGATGGTGTACCTGCTTCTGGAAGTCTAGCTGCACCACCTACAGTTACTACAATTGTGTTATTAGCAAAATCAACTTTCTGACCAAGATCAAAAGTAGATAAGTTACCAGTTGCAAAAGTTGAAGTTACAGGGCTTTGATTAACATTATAACTGTCCCATCCAGGGAGTTCACCTAACACAATATCTGTTATGTTAATATTCCCAGGAGTATCTAAAATATAGTGAGGTTTATCTAATCCGTTATTAAGGATAAAAGCAAAACCACCACTAAAAAAAGTATGTTGCCAACCATCTGTTGTAAATTGAAAACCATTAGCCATTGTAGAAGGTGTTATATCTCTTTTAGTTCCAAGATGATCTTGTATATAAACTTTTTGACCAACAGTAACGTTTGCCCTTACATAGTCTACTACAAATATGTAATAGCAACCAAGAGGTTGTTTGTTAGGGTTTTCCCATACTGCAAAGTGTCTAACTTTACCAAAGGTTTCATTGGCTGGTACTAAGTCTTCTGTTATAACGTTAAGTAATAATTCGCCTTCCATTTTTCTTATAGCACCATCTTTAAATCTGACATTTCTTACATCAGTAAAAATATTAGGTGCAAGAGATATTGGCGGAGTATCAATAACGACACCCTTAGCTGCTATTTCTACTACAGAAATTAATTTATCTTCTGCTGCCATTTACTTCTCCATTTTTCTATGAGCATTCTCTAATGCCAGTTGTTGGGTCGATAAAGCAAGCCTCTGCCTTAATCTCCTCTTCCGCCACTTCCGTAGCTTCGCCAGATATCGTCTCTTTTTCTTCCACGGTCTCATTAAAGATACCGAATCTTTTTCCGTTGATTCTGAATGTGGTACACCCTTTCGCCCCACCTTTCCATGCATCAACATATACTTTTTTGAATTGATCATAGTCTACATCACCACTCACGTTACAAGTCTTTGAACAAGCACTGTCAACATAATGTTGTGCTAGTAATAACACCTGTAGGTGATCATCAACACTAATATTATCTGCAGTACGACCCTCTACTCCATGTGAGTAAGCATAATCTTTTACACTCTCAACAATTGGACCATCAAAGGTTTGTATTGTTCTATCATAGAAGTGACTAAACGTAGGCTCAATGCCTCCACTTATATTGTCTGCTATGATACTGATAGTACCTGTAGGTGCTATAGATGTAAGATGGCTATTCCTTATTCCGTGCTCTCTAATAAGACTTTGAACGGAAGCAGGTAACGATCTAATGTAATTACTTTTAAGGTAATCCTTCCTATATAGTGGGAAAGCTCCTTTTTCTTTTGCTAACATAGCCGAAGCTTTATAGCAGTTATCTCTTAGACATGCAAAGATCTTCTCTGCCCATGTCATAAATTCTTTAGATGCATATGGATAACCTAACATCTCACCAGCATTTGCCATGCCTGTAACACCTAGACCCATACGTCTTTTATTCTTTGCTTCATCCTCTTGTGCTTTAAGTGGATAGATAGTTCTATCAACGACATTATCCATTGCCTGAACAACTGGTTTAATATCTTTTTTAAATTGATCAAAGTTAAAACTAAAACCTGATTTCTCTCTTTCAAGGTATTTAGTTAGATTGAATGAGCCTAATAAACAAGCACCATAAGCAGGTAGAGGTTGTTCTCCACAAGGATTAGTTGCGTAGATCTCTTCACAATACCATAGGTTATTCATCTCAGCAATACGATCAATAAAGAGAACTCCAGGTTCTGCCCAATCCCAAGTGGAAGACATCATCTCATCCCATACTGTTTGAGCTGACATAGAACCTCTGTTCTCGCCATCAAACATTAAATCATATTCGCCATCAGCTTCTAGTGCTTCCATGAATGCATCAGTAACTCCGACTGATATATTGAAGCCTGTAAGCTTATCGTTGTTACGTTTAGTACGTATAAAATCAAGAATATCAGGGTGATCGATACGAAGAACACCCATTTGTGCTCCTCTTCTATGCCCACTAGAGGCGATTGTTTGGCATACTGCATCAAAGACCTGCATAAAAGAAATAGGACCACTAGACTTACTATCAAGAGACTTAATAAGGTCTCCTCTTGGTCTAAGCCTGCTAAAATCGTATCCAATCCCTCCTCCCTTACGCATTGTTTCTGCTGCTTCAGCTGCCCTCTGCATAATAGAGTCCATGCTATCTTCTATTATTCCAGATACAAAACAATTATAAGCAGTCGTAATACGATTAGAGCCTATAGCAGATTGTACTCTACCAGCAGGAAGAAATCTCATCTCTCCTAGTATGTCTTCTAATATAAATCTATGCTTGTCATCATCACTTAGAGCACTAGCTATTCTTTTTATCTTTCCATCGAAGGTCTCTCCCTTCTGTCTGTATTTCATTTCGTCTATCTCTTGTGCGATAGTCATTTCTGGTCCACTATAAAGTGTATTTCTTATCAATCCATCCATTCTTTTCTTCCTCTAATAATTAATGACAGGCTCTCCCCTTAAAGGGCGTTTTTATTGGTATTCACCAGTCTCTATCATTTGAGTAATTTCTATCGCTCTATCTCCTACTTGCTTTGCCCAAGCTGAATCTAACATATGTGCTGCAGCTGAAGGGTAATCTCCCTCTTCCAAAGATGACATTCCATTTTTAAACTTCATAGCAGTTCCTATACCTACATTGAATACAAAGTTTATTAACGCTTCTTGTCTTACTTCATCGAGGTCTTTATGCCAAGGCATGTAGTTATCCATTAAGTCTTTTGTTCTTATAATATCGTTTAGTAGAAGAAAATCTATTTCCTCTTCAGATAATCCTACATCTTCTAAGTTTCTACCTACACCTATTGTCCACTTATCTGAGGTGCATTTATAAAGTGTATCCTTAACGCCTTCATGTCTT